AGAAATTTTTATATAGCAAAACCCACATATCTTAATTGATGAGCATGCCCAGTAAGAAATTTAAGTTAGGTAGCACGCCCAGGTTTAAGCAATTACAACCTGGTGAGGATTGTGAGTTCAGTGGAGCGAGCATTCCGGAGCAATTTGAAAGTGAATGGGATACAGGTTATGGGGATCACGGTAAATCTAAATGGTCTCTTACCTTTACCCTTTTCAAACACCCCCACTCTTCTTACTCTCTTTCTAAAGAAGGTTTAGAAGTAACATGGGAAACAACAGCAGAGGTCATAAGAGTAAGCGTAGTTGGTTCACTTAAGGATAAAGACTTTGCGGAAGCGTGGAAGGATCCTGAGTTTATTTGGACATTAACCAGGCGTGATGATGGTTCCTATATGCTGGAGGGCTAAACGTGGATGAAGATCTGATTATTATTGAAGAGGACCAGATATACGAAGCTATGGTGGAACTTACAGAGATTAAGAATCATCTAAAACACCACTTTGATTTATGGGGAGATAATCAACCCTGGCATATGTTTGATAAGTTACATCTAAAGCTAGCTTTAATGGCACAACAGAAAACTATTGGTGATCCTGATGAATCGTAGATGTAACATCTGTCTACGCAATGTAGATCACTTACGTACAAATAGGTACAACGAACACTTAACCATTTGTTTTGATTGTCAAAAAGTTATTAAGAATCTCTAGCTCTTCAGCCCATTTCATTTAAAGAAAGAATGAGGACTAAAGAATGAGGTGGGGTAGAGTAGGGTATAAAAAGCGAGTTTGATGCGTTAACGTGTGTTTAAAGTGCGTTATTTCTGCAATCCCATGCGTACCACTGCGTCTGTTGTGCGTTCTGGTTGCGTTTTGACCGCTTCAGTGATCATCGGCAACATTTTAGATGCCAGGGCTTGAACATACCAGGGTTGACCACTTAGATCCTGAGTTATATTATGCAACAGAGACAAATTAGAACCCTCCTCCGAACCTTTCAATTCTTTAGCGGCATTGCCCATTGCTCCAGCCCAAAACTTTTGCAGGTTCTCTCTCGCTTGAGGGAGCATAAATTCCTCAAAATCAATTAACATCTGTTCTCTAATTTTTTTAGTGATCACTTCCAGAGACATTAGGAGGGTTTCGTCTGATTCATCACTTTTCAACCAGGACTCTATTTTTTTTTGAGTTTTCAAAGGGATCCAAATTGTATAAATTGTAAAATATAGAAAAAACGAACCAATCCAGATTAAGAAAAATAGATTATCACTCAAAATAATTTATCCTTGATATAATCAGTACTGAGACTAAATCCTTTTCGAAGCATGCAAGTCTGGATCGCAAGTAGTTTGAGAGTTATAGTAGGGAACTTTCGTGAACTTTGTTCACACTCCTTTAATGCAGTTTGGAAGTCGTGTGATGCTTCCGTTACTGGATCTATAAAAGTTTCCTTTAACTCCGTTTCTAAGTCCTCTTTAATGTCGGCTAATATAGTATCTACTGAAGGGATTTCCAGTTCCTCTAAATATGTTATCACATCCTTGTAAACGTCTAAAGCTTCGTCAACCGAGTGATACAACGAAGCTAGGACAACGGGTTGTGGTACATTTAGATCGATATCAAAAGGGAGTGGTTCTGCTATTGCGATTAATTTAGCTACTGCGTCAGCTCTCTTATCCATCTTGGCAAACCCTAACCACAAACTAAAAATTATAACAGGTTGTAAAACCGATACTAGGGGCGGAATGATCCTATTCCACTTTATCCCCTTCATTAACTCCTCAAAGTCTTTTTCACTTTCGGGAAATTTCATACTCGATACCCCGTAAGGATGCAAGTGATGAATCCATTACTATCACTCTCCAGGGCTTGAACCTTAACCGTTGAATTTGGCGGTATCATAAATTCAAACATTTTAGGTTGAGTGCCTAGGTTATCAGCAGTGATTATTGTTTTCTCAACAAATAAGGCTACACCATCAACGTTGATCGTATAGGATATAAATTCGGTTGCACTGATCCCTGACCAGTCCACACCTAAAGTTATCCTGGTTAAATAAAATGCTGACGGATTAGTATAGGATAGTAGGGTGACTGCTGATGCATTAAGAGCCTGGCTTCCACTCCATCCGTAAATATTACCACCCTTAGCCCTGGAGACTGATTTAGATGCGGCTAGGGTCATGCATAGACTCTGCCAGTTAATGTATGATAAAAGATATTTGCGTTAGTGCTATCAGTGGAAGCAATAGTTATAACATTAGTTAATGGAGGGATAAAGAATTTAATTGATTTTGGTATCTGAGCTTCATAAGAATCACTGTATTCTTCATTTTGGTGAGCAATTATAATTCCATTTAATTTTATTTGAAATCCTGCTACCTTACCATTCCCTAAAGTATCATCATCCATAGTAAAGTAAAATTTAGCCATAATAGATTCCTTACCAGTTGTAAAGTTAAGACATTCCACACTATCATTAGTTAATGGTACCCCTCCAGAATATGCATAAGCATGATCTCCCGCTATTGAAAGATGCTTTCCCGTTCCGAGAAACGTTGCTATTTGCTTTTTAGCCATGCAAGGCTTACTCGAAATAAAGGGTTACAGATCCAGAACTTGCCGCCATACTACCGCCACCACTTACCTGAATTGCAATTTGAAGATCTATATTGTTAACTCCAGCTATACTAAATGCAACTGGAACGGATTGAAAACCAACTGCGCATGCGGCATCCGCTGTATCTCCAGCTATACCCATGATGGTGAAATTCTGTTCGGACATATTAGAACCGAGTAAACGGCATACAACCTGATATCCTTTTGCATTAAATCCATCAAAGGCACAATCGACCCTGGAGATCCTAGTTGATCCCTGTGGCACTTGAATATTACCCAAGTTGCTACTATTCATGTTATCGGTTAAAGAAAAATATTCTTTATCCGTGGGCGTGCTATCAAAACTTCTCTGTATCGTGGTGGTTACCATTTTATAATCTGAAGTAAAGTTTACTTCCTCCTAGTTTTAGTGATGGAAACTGCTTCCTGGCGAATGCGCCAAGTATGGCAATGCCTGAAGCGGTCACTAATGTCTTTCTCCCTGCGTCGGTACCGATCATATCGATTGCGTTACCTGCCAGGGTATTGAATGCGGTCCCTAGTTGACCGTCTGTTACATCCTTGAGTACTCCCTCAGTTATTGAGGTTTTACCAAATGATCCTGTTACAGCCTTTCCGGCATTAAGGTATGCGGCTATTGCTAGACCAGACGCCATACCAGTAACGCTTGGGTGTGGGATTGCTTTCATATATTTTCTCCTTGGATTGCCAGTAGATCTCTTTCTAGTGTAGGCTCGGCGAGAGGTTTTACGAACCTGACCTTTCCTGGTTGAACTTTTACGTTTGCGTGAGGTAGTATAGGATGCCTTGCTGATGAGCTTGCCATTTCTAAAATACATCGTTCTACCATTTTTACCTTTCCTAGTATAAAGTCCTACTGGCATTAGCGATTAATGTTTAATCCGTTATATAACTGTTTGTGCTATTTAAGAAATTTTTATATAGCAAAACCCACATATCTTAATTGATGAGCATGCCCAGTAAGAAATTTAAGTTAGGTAGCACGCCCAGGTTTAAGCAATT